TAGGAACAGTAGCGAGGACGGTTTGGACTAAAATCATTCCTTTTTTAAAAGCAACAGAAAAGGTCGAACGCATTGACACCTTTCTGGTAGAAACCTACTGCACGACCTACGAGATATACAAGAAAGCCTACGAGGACGTGAAAGAAAACGGTATCCAAACCGAGATTATTAAATATATCCAGTCTCCCGGTAGTGGTGAAATTTTAGGTGAGCAATCAATGGGATTTAAGAAAAATCCAGCCGTTGCGACGATGAAAGATGCTGCCGAAACCCTTAATAAAATAGGCATTCAGCTAGGCTTGACCCCTAAAGGACGGGCAGAATTGGCTGAAATAGCCGGAAGTCAAGCGGATAATAAGTCCCTAGGGGATATGATGAAAGAATTTTTAGGTAAGTGAATGGAAAGGAGCAATAGTGAAAACGAATCTGATAAAAACTCATGATATAGATGCAGCGTATAAAGAATTTGATTTCACTGACATCGCTAAAAAATATCAAGACGATGGCACGAAATATTGCTTCGATGCCTTAGAAGGTCGAATAGTGACTGGATACATGATTAAATTGGCATGTTTCAGACACTTACGAGACCTACAAAGGCAAGGCAACGACGACTTTCCATATACCTACGAAACGACTGAAGCGGACAAATTATTGCGTTTTGCTAGGATATGTCCAAACGTCGATACTGGTGAGCCTACACAGTTGATGCCGTGGCAGAAATTCATCCTATGTATGCTTTTCGGGTGGAGAAATGCTAACGGTGGTAAACGTTTCAGCCGTGCCATTGTTTCGGTTGGTCGAGGTCAAGGCAAAACGTATTTGATGGCTATTCTTACGGCGTATTCATATTTTATCGAAAGTTTCGGCTTGTCAAACCAAGACTATCTTGTAACCTCTATCAACTTCAAACAAACAAACAAGTTGCTTGGTTATATCAAATCAATGATGAAGCAGATAAT